CGAACATAGATTATTTTTTGTTGGTGTGACAAGAGCAAAAGAAAATTTATTCATAATGAATCAAGGTTATGAATATCAATATAACATAGGAGAAGAAATAATATGACAAATAAAGGTATGTTTGATGGAGCATTTCCACAAGATAAACAGATAGGTGGGAGTCACTACAAAAACTTTCACATTCAACCGTATGAGTTTATTTCAAAAAATAATCTCAGCTTCTTTCAGGGAAACGTAATTAAGTACGTTTGTAGGTACTTGCAAAAAAATGGAATTGAAGATATAGATAAGATAATTCATTACTGTGAATTAGAAAAAAAGAAATTAAAAGATATGAAGAAAGATAAGTAATGTTTAATTTTAATATGACTTTAATTTATGATTTAGGATTAATTACTTGTATTACAATATTTTATTTTACACTAGGGGTATAAATGTTTACAGCACAAACAGAATGGACTTGTCCAGAAACTTTTCCAGATTTATCAAAATATGATTATGTGGCAATTGACTTAGAAACAAAAGATCCAAATTTAAAATCAAGAGGTTCAGGTGCCGTAATAGGTGAAGGTGAAATTATTGGTGTTGCTTTGGCCGTAGAAGGTTGGTCAGGTTATTATCCAATTGGACATAGAGAAGGTAATTTAGATAAAAGAATTGTATTAGATTATGTAAAAGATGTTTGTAAAGCAAACAATACAAAAATATTTCATAATGCAATGTACGATGTATGTTGGTTAAGAGCTTATGACATTCCTATTAATGGTTTTATTGTTGATACTATGGTGATGTCATCTTTGATTGATGAAAATAGATTATCTTATGCATTAAATAGTATTGCTTTTGAATATTTAAGAGAAGTAAAAGATGAAAAAGGATTAAAAGAAGCTGCAGAAGCTGCAGGTGTAGATGCTAAATCAGAAATGTACAAACTTCCCGCAATGTATGTTGGGGCTTATGCGGAAAAAGATGCTGAATTAACTTTACAATTATTTAAAATATTATCTATAGAAATACAAAAACAAAATTTATCTGAAATATTTGATTTAGAAACACAATTGTTTCCATGTTTAATTGATATGAAATTTAAAGGAGTGCGAGTAGATGTAGAAGCTGCACACCAATTAAAACAAAAATTAGTAGAAGAAGAAAACTCATTGGTGCTATCAATAAAAAAAGAAACAGGAATTGAACCTCAGATTTGGGCTGCAAGATCCATTGCACAAGTTTTTCAAAAACTTGGTTTACATTACGAAAAAACTGAAAAATCACAAGCGCCTTCATTTACTAAAAATTTCTTGTCTGAACATCAGCACCCTTTAGTACAAAAAATTGCTAAAGCAAGAGAAATTAATAAAGCACACACAACTTTTATTGATACTATTTTAAAACATGAACATAAAGGAAGAATACATGCAGATATAAATCCTATTCGTTCGGATCAAGGTGGTACGGTAACTGGAAGATTTAGTTATTCAAATCCAAACTTACAGCAAATACCTGCACGTAATAAAGATTTAGGACCCAAGATTAGATCTTTATTTATTCCAGAACAAAATCATACCTGGGGTTGTTTTGACTACTCACAGCAAGAACCTAGATTAGTTGTTCATTATGCAGCAACTACAGATCCAATTATGTATGATGATTCTGTTACACAGATTGTAGAAAAATTTAAAAGTGATTCAGTAGACTTTCACCAAACTGTTGCAGACATGGCGGGAATATCTAGAAGTAATGCTAAGACAATTAACTTAGGTTTATTTTATGGTATGGGTAAAGCAAAACTACAAGCAGAATTAGGTTTATCTACTAAAGCAGAAGCTGAAAATTTATTTAATCAGTATCATGAGAATGTACCTTTTGTTAGAGAACTAATGAATAGAACTTCACAACACGCACAATTATCAGGATCTATTGGAACTTTATTAGGAAGAAGATGTAGGTTCAATAAATGGGAACCAAATACTTTTGGTATGCATACTCCAATGAGTTTAGAAGAAGCAGAAAGAACTTATGGAAGAGGTCGAATAAAAAGAGCTTTTACTTATAAAGCATTGAATAAATTAATTCAAGGATCAGCAGCTGACATGACTAAAAAAGCAATGTTAGATTTGTATAAAGAAGGTATTATACCTCATATTCAAATTCATGATGAATTAGATATTTCTGTTGAATCAGAAGAACAAGCTAAAAAAATTATTGAGATTATGGAGAATGCTGTTACACTAGCTGTCCCAAATAAAGTAGATTACGAATCAGGTAAAACATGGGGTGATATAAATGGATGATGATATAAGGATTAAAGTATGGCCTACCTTAACGCGAATATACCACCGATATATTGTAAAATTAAAACCGAGTATCTTTATGATATGGACATGGATAAGAAAGGCGAGCGTGAATGTGTTGTCTTTGGTCTTGCAAGTATTTCAGGTCGTGCTCTCTTATTTCACGCATTACTTCCCAACGGTGCAGTCTATTATAGATTGCCTATCTCAGCGTTTTTCCAAAAACGTTTTTCTAGATCCGAAGTGCCAGATATGTCGGTCGACCAATTACAGTTGTGGAACTGTTTTAGTTATTGGCCTAGTGTTCATGTCTTTGATTTTTTGGCTGGTGTAGATGGTAAATATCGTGGAAAGGATAAAAACTTTTATCCAGGAAATTATTTATTTACTGTTGATTGGGCCCATCCTGAACCTAATATTTTGGATGTGGAACATTCTCAAATACCTCAAGAACATAAGTGTGCGCATATATTGGCTCTTGATAACGGCAATTATGCAGCTCAGCCTAATAATCGCATTTTGTGGCATGTTAATAATTACACTACTGAGTCCGATTGGCCCGACTATAAAGTGCAAAACACAGTCTGGGATGTTGAAGGTGCGGACTGGATTACGGAAGATTCTGACAAAATGTTCTACGATTTGGAGATAAAAAATGAGTCTAAATAAAAAATACTGCAACATTTGTAATCATGATTGTCACTGTATTGGAAAAGGTTATTATGTAAGTAGTAACCAATGTGGTACTTGTATTTGTGATAAATGTGATTGTGGAGTCTTGATTCTAGGGGCGAGCAGCAAGAAACCTTGGTGGAAGAGATGCATAGACTGGCTACTAGACTAGCATAAATAACGCTACTAAAAATATAAATTTCTGTTATAATATTAGGTTCACCTAACTAGGAGAACTTATGATAGATAGATTTACACATTTGTTTAAAAGTAGAAACAAAGAACAAAATTTAGCTTCTAAAAGAAAAACTTTGTTTAATGCAAGAAGTGAAGTTGATATCAATGCTAATGGTACATCTGGATATGTTGTAAAACATGGGCCAAACAAAGGAAAAGTATTAGCTCATAAAGTTACAAAATCCAACAGTAATTGGTAGTTGATCCTACATTAGAATTATTCTAAAAAACATTTATGAAAATAAGTGATAGTACAAGTGTGGCTTTGCCACTAAGGAATCTTTTGTCTATAATCGGAGCCGTTGCTGTTGGAGCATGGTTTAGTTTTACTGTGGTTGAAAGACTCAATAATCTTGAGACAAGAAACAAGCTTTTTGAAAAAGATTTACTAGAGGCGAGCGTCCAGAAGCCAATTGACCAGGAGCAATTTATGCTATTGGAATGGCAAGCAAAACAAATAGAAAAAATACAAAAAATTTTAGATGAAAATTTACATACTAATGTAATGTTAGAACAACATGAAAAAGAAATAGAAAAACTTAAAAAAGATATTGAAAAATTAAAAGATGCAACAAGAGATATTAAATTTGCTAATGGAAATGGGAACCATTAACGCAGGTGTTTTTCAAGAGTACGACTATAACAATGAATACAATGAATGTGAGTGGCGACAATGATTAAAATGGTAATAGCCCTTTGTTTATTTGTTAATAATGAACTTATTGAACACCGTATTCAAAACTCAATGAGTGACTGTTTAAAGCATAAAAGAGAAGCTTCAAGGCATATAAATCAAGAAGATCAACAGTTGATGTGTGGTGAAGTTAAGGCTAGTATAGGTAAAAATATTGATGGTAGTTTATATATAGAAAAAATTATACACTCAAAATAAAATGAATCTTTCTCGAAACTTTACTTTGTCCGAATTAACTAAATCGGATACTGCTATCCGTAAAGGAATTAATAATAATCCTTCAGCTGATCAAGTCGAAAAATTAAAAGTATTATGTGAAAATATACTTCAACCGGTTAGAGATAGGTTCGGAAGAGTTACTATAACCTCGGGATTTCGAAGTTCAGAACTTTGTATAGCTGTAGGTAGCTCAATTAATAGTCAACATTCCAAGGGGGAGGCAGCAGATTTTGAGTGCCCTGGTGTAGATAATGCAGAAGTTGCGGATTGGATTAAACAAAATTTAGAGTATGATCAATTAATTTTGGAATTTTACACTCCAGGTGAACCTAATTCTGGTTGGATTCATTGTAGTTATATACCAGAACAAAGAAGAGCAAGTTGTTTGCATGCGTATAGATCTGAGGGTAAAGTTAAATATAAACCTGTAACCGGAAAATTTAAGGATATAGTATGACATTTAAATCAATAAGATTATTCAATAATATAGACACTGTAAGTGGACATTGTGAACATTGTAGTGAAGAAGCAGTTTTAGTTGCTATTGTGCCAGACTATTATAGATGTACTAATTGTGGTGAAGATACCAAACAACATATTAATGGAAGTATAAGATATTTAAAATTAAATGATCAGGATAAAGAATGGCTAAAAAGACAAAGGGCTTCGGAGTAAATACTTACGAAAAAAGAAGCAAACCTAAAATAGGTAGGCATAAAAAGAAAATGAATAAATCAGAAAAAAGGAATTATAAACCTTATAACGGTCAAGGAAGAGTTTAAGTATTACTACCTTTTATAGGAACTTCATCACAACCAAACTTTGGATACAATTTTAAGTTGTTGATAATTTCTTCATTAAAAAATTTTTCCGCGTATAATATCTCATATGATTCAGTAAGTCCAGCTCTTACACATTCATAATGACTATCATATACCTTTGGATATACGTAAGGTTTTTGATTTGGTATTAGACATTGTCCATCTAATAATGAACAAATATATAAAGTTAAAAAAAATTTCATTGACTTGACTTATTTAAAATAATATCCTATATTGTGAGTTAACTAAAATAATAAAGGAGAATATAAACAATGACTGATTTTAGCAAGTATAAAAATGTTACAGTCGATAACGATACTTATACGATTATAACAAAGCTACAGACTAAACTTAAAGATGATGTTAAGTTAAGTCGTAGTCAAGTAGTAAAAACATTAGTAACTGAGAAAGCGAGAAAATTAAATGGGAAACTCTCATCAAAATAAAACTCATATATATTATGGTCAAGCCATGGTAGAAAATAATATAGAACCTTCAGAACAAAAACTTTGGAGAGCTGTATTAAATCAAGCTTTAATGGATGCATTTGGAGTGAATACTATTTGCATCTGTGATCATGAAAAAAGAGATGTTGATAATTTCTTTCAGAAAAGAACTCAAGAATTTGATGACATTTGTGACAATGCGGGTTTGGATCCAACAAGACTTTGGAGAAAGATACAAAGATTGAAAGGTGTTCAAGCAGGATTTTTATTTCCAGAAAAAAAAGAATCTAAGACCATTGAAATGTTTGAAAGATTTAAAGAAAGAAGAAAAAAATACACTCAATCACATTGGAGGCAAAATTATGTCGGGTAAAATTATTTGTCCTCATTGCAATGGAAATGGATTTATTCGTGATGAAAAATCTCATCCAGATGTTCGTAAACAAGAAGTTATACAATGTAAAAAATGTGATTCCCAAGGTGAGGTAGATATTACCGAAGATGTATTACGTGATTTACAAAACATGACGAGGTTACAATGAGTAGAAAAGTAAAATGGATTGTTGTTGGTTATTATATTGATAATTCAGGTTCTTGGACTTTATACGAATCTGAATGTGGTTATAAAAATAAACGAGTGAAAGGAATAAAATGATACAAGCAGAAGACTTACAACGTTTGAAAAAACTTAATCAAGTAACAAGAATCTGTGCTAAAAAAACAAATGAATACTCTAAAGAAATTGTTGAGGCTTTGTTTAGACAGATAAATATATTACAAAAACAAAAGAAATTTTTACAAAAAAAATTAAGGGAGGTTTATGACACCAAAACAAAGACGTTTACTACTAAGGATTAAACATCAAAGAATTAAGAAAGTAAAAAACTATGTTTTTGGAATTCTTATAATTGCAGGTTTTATCAAACTATTATCTGAAGGATTAAAACTATTATGATAAGAGGAGATAGCACCGATTATGATTTATTGGAAAAATGGTCTAAAGGATTTGATTGTCAAGGTTTTAAAACTTGTGAAATTGGAGTTCGTGAAGGACTGGGATCAAAGATTATTATGGATAACGTTGTTAACAACTATATTCATGTTGGCGTTGATCCTTATGGTAATTTAGAATACCAACATTATGATAATACAGGTTCCTATACCTGTGATTATACAGACGAAATGCGAGATCAAATGTTATATGATTTTAAACCTTACCGCAATGAAGGTAAGTTTGTTTTATGTAATATGACTGATACACAATTTATGAATGATTCTGAACACCGACATTCTACTTTTGCATTTGTACACTTTGATGGGCCTCATATGTCTAAAGATGTTATGACGGAAGCTATTTGGTTTGCAAATCGTTCGGCGCCACATACAAGATTTATATT